GTGGGTATTCAGGATGCTTCCGAGCCGCCGCCCCAAAGCCTGGGCCAGCCAGCTTTCGACCGGGAAGGCGCTGTCCTGCAGGAGCTGGTTTGGGACCAGCACGATGTCGGTCGTGTAGAGGAACGCCTGCAGGGTGACGGCGGCGAGCGTCGGATCGACGTTGGTCGCGGCCGCGGAGCCTTCGGCGAGCAGGTGGCCTGTGTTCGCCGTGTCGGTCAGGGTCGGGAAGGGCATGTCCGCCCCGGTGTCAGTGTTGACGATCCTGGCGGCCTGGGCGATTCCCGCGAAGCTCTTGAGCGCCACGTCCAGCTCGCGCATGAACTCCTCGGCGACGGTCGCGTTGGCTGCCGCGGTCAGGGCGCGCTGTTCGAGGTCGCGGCGCCCCGACAGCACGAGGCCACGGCCCAGCGCACGCGCTTCCTTCGGTACGAGCGCCTGGCTCGCAGCGATGCTCTTTCTGGTCTCATCGTCCCACTCGCTCGGCGACTGAGACATGAAGGACCGCAGGACGAGACGCTGGGCATCAATCTCCGGAGTCGATGCGGCCTCTAGTTCACCTTCCCGGCCGGCGCGCCGCGGGTCGAGCTTGGCAAGATCTTTGCCCCGCTGTTCGAGCTTTTCTTTGCGCTCGAATTCCTTTTCGCAGGCGTCGATCTCCTTGACGCGCCCTTCGAACTCGGCGTCCATCTTGTCGAAGGAGGCCGTTTCATCGGCCGTCAAGGCGCGCTTCTCGTCCTCCGCCTTCTTGACGATGGCGAGCATCTGCCCGTGCAGGGCAAGGTTCAGCCTTCGAAGTTCCTGGGATTTTGTGTTGAACATGGGCGAAATCTCCTGTGAACTGTCTAAGTGACAGCTCACCGGGAAACTCCGCCCCGGTGGTGGGCGTCACGCCCTGGCGTTTCGCTTGGTCGGGTCCCCGGGACATCCGCCCCGGAGGGGTCCGCCCGCTACGCGCGCGGGGGTGTGTTTACTTTCAAAGCACCTGCTCCTTGAGACGCAGGCGCCGCTTACGCAAATCCAATGCTGCCAGATTCCCGGCTCCCGTGTCAAGTGGTTGCAGCACCCGTACCGCACCGGGGTCCTGCTTGAGCCACGCCTCCATCGAGCGCATGGCAACGGCGGTCTGCGGGTAGGCGGGGAAGGTCACGCCCGGGCTGACCTCGACCAGCGTGACTTTCTTCAGCACCCGGATGCGGGTCCCGTCTCCCTCCGTGCTCCATTCGTCGGAGTCTGTGAAGAATCCGAAGCTCGCGCCCGTCACGTCCTTGCGCCGCAGGCTCACGAGGCGATCTTTGAACCAGGTGGTATCCGGTGGGGTGTTGCGGAAGGCGAGCCCGACTTCATCCTCGGAAAGTTCGAGCGTGCCCGCTGACATGCGGCCGAGCACCAGGTCGGTCTCATGGTTCCAAAGGGCGCGCACGTCCTGAGTTTTGATCGTCTCGGCGAATGCTCCGGGCTCGATTCGTTCTTTGAAACCGCCGAGGTCCTCGGAGAGCTGGTTGAAAACGGCGATGTGCCCTTCGAGCTTCGGGGCCGCATCGTCTCCGGTGACGCGCAGCTCCATCGGGTAGTGCCGGGTTTCAAGTTCACGCATGATCACCTCTGGCCTTATCCGGCCACTATATCGCAATTATGTGTTACGATCCCTCCCGCCACGTAGAAGCCGCGCGTGGTCTGGAGGTTATAAACCATCCCATGAAACGGATACCGCTGGACGTGGATCACCTTATCGAAGAATACATCGCCGGCAAGAGCGAGCTCGCCATTGCCAAGTCGCTCGGCGTCAGTAATTGGATCATTCACGAGCGTCTCGCTGAAAGGGGAATCGTGTTCCGCGACCGCGGCGCCATGATGCGACTGGCATGGAATGAGAGGGGGCGCGCCAAAATCGACATCGATGATCTTGTAAAAAGGTATCTTTCCGGCGAATCCGAACTTCAACTTTCGCGCACCATCGGCTTCGATCGCGGGACAATCCGCAAGCGCCTGCTGGCGCGAGGCGTACCCATCCGCAGTTATTCTGCCGCGCAACTCTTGAAGTGGCAAGGCTCCACCCAGGCCCAGCGTGAGAAGCAAACCGCCGCCGCCAACCGCGCCGCAAGAGGACGGATTAGAAGCTTCTCCGAGAAATGCCGCGGGGCCATAACCAAGGAGCGCCACGGCAGGAGCGGCTCTGATGACGAGAGGGCCTTCGCGATCCTCTTGCGTGAACGTGGCCTCGACTTCGCGCAACAGCTTGCAATTGGTCCTTACAATTGTGACTTCGCCTGCCCGCCCGTCGCCGTGGAATTGTTCGGCGGTGCCTGGCACTGGTACGGTCGCCACGAGACGACGTTCCCCAAACGCACGCGCTATCTGTTCAATCGTGGCTGGCACGTTCTCGTGGTCACCAACTACGGTGGCATTCCACTCTCTGGCGCGACTGCTGATTACGTGGTCTCCTATGTCAAGCGTCTCCGCGCCAACCCATCCGCGATCCGTGAGTACCGGGTGATTCGGGGTGCAGGAGAGTTGCTTGCCGCTGGCAGTGCGAAAAGCAAAAAGCTCTCCGTCAAACCGACGTTCACTTTGGGCCGTGATCGCACTAGCGGACAGTACACGCGCATCCCCAGGTAAGCACTCGCAGTTCCCGTGAAGTGGCGGATGCCCGATGTTATCGCTCGGCACCATCGGCCCTTCCGTGCCCTCGCCACCATCGACGCCCTGCCCGGCGTTCACGAAATTCTGTTGCACGCCGGCCACCCTGCCGTCCATCGACGCGCAGAAGGGGCAGGCCCCGGGATTCGCCACCCAGCGCAGCACCGTCACACCGGCGGCGACGTAGAGCGTTTTCGCGGCCGCCGCCATGAACTGTGTTGACTCGTTGACCGCGATCTTTCCCGGGCGCTTCTCCCCCCACTCGCCGAGCCTCGTGCGCATCGCCTCCGCAACCGCTTCCTCGTCGCCTTCCTCGGCCAACGCCAGGAGTTGCAGGCGCCCCTCGGAAGCCTCGCGCGCGCCAAATCGCTTGGTATAATCCGAGACGAATTTCTGAAGCTGCGCTGGCATCGGAGAATCCGGGTCTTGGCCGATCTCGTCGGCGATTGCCCCGTGCACCAGCTCGGCATAGCTCGCCATCACGGGCTGCATGCGCTGCGCGGCCCAGGAGGCGTGTTCGCGATAGAACTCATCGAGTTCCTTTCGAAGCGTCCCAAGGTCCCGGCGGTTCCGCGGGTCCGCCCCGAGCATGGCCTTGAGCATCTTTTCGACAGCACCGATCTCTCGGTTGACGATCAGCCGCGCGCGGTCCTCGATGATCGGCTTCTCCGCGGCCTTGATGCGCCGCCGCAGCCGGAGCCCGCGAATCCCGGTCGCCGCCGCCAGGGCGCGGACGGAGGCTGCGGTCGGTGTCACCGCTGGCTGCTGGTTCGGCGCTGCGCCACCGCCGGCGCCACCGCCACTGTCGCCCAATAGAAGCTCCTCAGAATTCGCCATATTGAACGGTGTGAGATAGACATCTCCACTCGGCCCGATGTCTGGATCGTTTTCACGGTCGCGGACATCGTTGGCGCTGAACCAACCCCACTGCCGACCGAGCGAATAGAACAGGCCGCGCGCGGCCGTGTCGCCCCGCATCATCCCCTGCAGGGCGAACTCAATGAAGAGCCCGCTGGCTCGCTCTTTCTCGGTCAGCAACTTTCGATTTAACTCCTGCTCCCAGCAAACCACCCAGGGCATGAGATCGTCGAGCACATGCGCCAGATTGGTATTCTCGATGTTCGTGAAGGTGGCGCGCGAGTAGTCATAGACCTTGTGCGGATTGACTCCCATGTAGCGGCACACGTCAAGAACATTAGCGTTTTTGCTTTCCAGCCACTGGCCTTCTTCCGGCTTGATGCCGATCTCCTTCCACTCCCAGCCCTTCGGGAAGATGGCCGGGGTATGCCAGTTATCAGGTCCGCCAACCGATTCATCCCAGCTGACGCGGACGTTCTTGCGCTGATCCGGGTTGACGGTCGGGAGCGGCGTCTGGATAACACCGGGGATGCGCCCCCCGCGCTTGAATACGGTCGTCCCGTACTTCTGCAGCGACAGGCCGTGGCCAATCCCCTCGCGCGCGGCCGACAGTACCGACATGCCCTTGATGCCATCGAAACCCATGCCCGGGACGTGGAGCATTTCCGATGATTCCCAAATCTCCGGCATGCTGCTAGAGAGACGCACCTCGTAGTACAAGCTGCCGTCGCCTCGGATCTTCGGCTCGACGATGGTGGCCGGGATGGGCCAGAGTTCCCGGATCCGCCCGCCACGGTCGCGCCGGATGGCAGCGTAGCCGTTGCCCTGCAGGACGACGTTCGCCTGGGTGGTTCTCCTGAAGTCGAAGGAGCTGTGCCGTGGGTTCGGCGCGAGATGCAGAAGCTCTGAAAGCGCATGGTCGGTGACGCGGCGGCG